GGAAGGTTACTGGGAATGTTGTTGGGGTTGTACGAGCAAGAGAGTGCTGTGACTGTTGTACAGACAAAACACGACGTGCATAATATACACGCTCTGATGCTGTTGATCCTGCTGTTGGAGCTTGTCCAACTGCAATTAATTGACGCTCTGTTGGAGCTGCACCAAGTGCACCTGCCTCAAGACCCAATACGTCTTTCTTTGTAACTCCAGTTCCTGAAGTTGTTAAAGTTGATGATCCTTGTCCAAATACTGTTGCAATGTTCTCAAGAGTACCTTCTGACATTTCTGTTGCAATCATAACTTCCATTGCTGACTTGAACAGCTTAGCTGTATCAAGCAACTGATCTACAGTTACTGAGTCATATGTTGGGTTGTATGTAATTTGAAGACCGTTGTTAGTAAAACCAACGTTGCGATATCCAAATAATCCTGCTGATTGGTTTACAGCATTGAGTGTGCTTGCGTATCCTGTTGCTGATACGAAAGCTGGAACTCCTACTGTTGTTGCACCTGAAGCAATTGCTACGCCTGCTTCTGCGTTTGCGATGTAATCTGCGTCGTTGATGTCAATATTTGACAAGAACAACGGGGATGCACCGACTAGAATATTTCTAGCATTACCTACGGATTGTGCCATAGTTTTGTTTCCTCCTATATTTCAATATATATATATTTAAATCTTAAATTCAAGCTGGCTAGGCTTCTTTCCTCTTAGTACAAGTTTATAATATTATGGGTAAAAAGGCAAACCTTAGAGGAACCTGCCTAATGTGCTTGAGGCTCCGTTGGTATCTGTAATCCTAGAGTATTTTATTTCTAGGATAATCTCGGATGAGAAAAATCCCTGAAGTTCCTCTGATGGAGCCGTTGGGGATATGTCTGCTATGTGGACGCTGTAAAATTTAAATTTATCTGAAAGTCCTGCCCATTTATTTATATCTCTAGCAGACTCGTCCATTCTTCTGAACTCATCTGTCATATAGTTTCTGATCTCGTTTATATCTGCCACCGAAGTTGAATATACGGTAAACAGAATCTGCTCACAGCATATTAGCCAGTTGTCCTCATAGGACATCCCGATCTTATCATAAACAATATGCTTCTTGCCGCTTAAAAATTGATTTAATTCTGGTGCCTGTTGGACTGGAATAATTGGGATAATGTTCTCATTTAAGTTATCGCTCCAATAGTCATTCTCGTCAAATATGTCTCTGGTATAAAGCTCTTTCCATAGATACTTTCTTAGCTCTAGCATTGCGTCTAATTTATAGTTAGCCGTCACATTGCACCTCCGAATGATAAGGTTAGTGCTGAATCAGCCTGAGACCTTATTGTGTTTGCTGAAAAAGAATACTTAACTCTTTTAATATCTGATGGCACTCCAAGTGCTTTTGACATACTTGAATTAAATAGTCTCTGGAATCCAGATTTTTTAATTGAATCATTTACTAGTCTGCCGCTAAAAAATCTTGAGTGGGCCAGTGTAAATTGATTACGTGCCCCAGATCCACCAGGACGCCTAACAGTAACTGATGCGCCTTTGGGCATAAATACTGTTTCTCCGTCAATCTCAAATACAAGTCTATCGGCATTCTTTGGTCTAATTACTAAAGGATTCCCTTGCTCCATAATTGAAGCTTTGTTTATAAACACATGTCTACCTTTTCCAGTTGATGCTGGCACCATTGATTTAGATGGCAGGAATTCATAGTTAACTCCAAAGGAGAGTCCTACCTGTCCAGTCTTATTTAATTTAAATAGTCTTGCTGATTTGTTACCAGTTTTTTTCCATTCATAAACATGGTGTAAAGATTTAGGCTTGCTTCTAGCAAGTGCGTCTATATAGTTTCCAAAATCAAGGTTTATCTGATCAAACATAATCTTACTAAATGCATTTTGAAATGCTTTGTTTGTTGTTAGTTTAGCTATAACTGCTGCCTCATAGTATACGTATGCTGATATTTGAGCCACTGTGCTATCTTTCAACACACCCTTTTGATTTGCATACATCATTCTTTCAAGTCCGCTTGCTGCTTGAATCAGCATTCCACTATTGTCCAATTTGCTGATTCTCCGATCTCTTTAGGGATGAACTATAAGCAATCACTCTTCCAAATGGATCTGTCATTGGAGTTGTTCCCATTACTTCAAATACTGTGGGGGTATCGTTTGGATAATTAATTTCTTGCCAGATTACATTGTTATCAGCATCTCTTATGTTTGTAACCTTTTCTCTGGCTGTTAATTTTTCTGCTGTTCTTATTTGAATTACTTGATCGTCCATATACTTGTTTGAAAAAACTTGTTTGTTTCCAGAGCCCGATGTAGCCGTATTACTAATTATTCCTTTAGCATGACAGGGTAAGGTTCTGTGGTAATTCCAGTCCTTTACTATTGCTCCAGTTTCGGTATCTTGAATTTCAGACTGTCTATAAACATCTAAATTCATAGACAAGACAGAGTCTACGATGCTAGTCATTATATAATCTCTGCTTTAATTGTTAAGATGTAGTCTGCTAAAAGATTATCTGCTAGTGCATTTCCTGTGCCAGTGTAGGCATCTCCTGTATACTCAAAGTCCCAGTCAAATGTTGATATAGACTTTACGTACTTGTTGCGCCAAACAGTATCTTTAGAAAAATAATCTTTCATTAATTCAGCTGTTGCTAATTCTACGTTCTCAGGAACTTTTTCCCAGCCAAATCTTGCAAATACTTTGTAAGGGACTCCAGAATGAAACACTCCTGAATAATCGTTAATACTTGGGGGAACCATTCCATTAGCAGTATATACAGTATTGTCTACCATTCCTGCTCTGTTGATTCTAATTGAATATCCGCTCTCAGAAATTTGAACTGGAAAATTCCAGTTATCAATATTATTAATATTGTCTCTAAGAAGTATGTCATTTACAGACAATGTGTGTAGTTGATAAATTTTAGCTGGCAATGGAAGAGTATCATACTCATACCCATAAACCATCAAGGTCTTGTCATAGAGATAAAACTTCTGACCTGTGTATTGTTCTATTTGCTTACGAGCATATCTTTCTGCTCTAATTAATTCTTTGTAGGACTTATATGATGGGTCTGAAGAATCTGTGCTATATCCAAGATCTTGAATATAGTTGAAGTCTATGTATGGAGTTACTACCTGTACCTCGTCTGATATTACTACTGCCACCGATCCTACTGAGTATTCCCAATTTACCTTTAATGTCTTGTTTCTATTTGTAAGAGAATAAGGTACGTTAACGAAATATGTTCCAGGGTTATTTTCGTCTAGTGTAGAGGTTATTGTGGCAAGTATGGTTGTTGGAGCTACGGCAGGACTAACTCTTGCATCTAGCGTTACGTCATATATTTTTACAACAGGTAAAGCGTCAGCAACTGCAATGTCACCATTCCAAAAGATCTGATGGACAATCGGTGATTGTGAATTAATTAATATCTCTGCCATTTTATAGGCTTAGATTAACTGTAGTACTCCTGTACTTCTCTAGGAGACGCTAATCTAAAGCCCTCCTCCTTATCAAAAATTTCTTGTGCTACATCTTCAGATACTGCTACGAATGGGTGTTCTTTTGTGAACGTAATTCCCATAATATCATATCTAAAGTTCTCTCTGGTCATTCTTACTAATACTGTGTCCGCTGGCTGTGGTGCTTTTGGATCAAACTTTGGTAATACTTCGATTGACATTTCTTCCGTCTCTTCTTCAATCTTTTTAATAGTGCTGTTATATACAGACCAAGTTACTCCCTCTTCTGCAAGGGCGGCAATGATGTCGGCTTTGTTTTTTAGACCGTCGGCATCGACTGCAAAATCTTCTGCAATCTTTTTCAACTCTGCTACTTTCAATGTCTCAAATGACATGCAAATCTCCTATTTCTACTTAAAACAATTATAGCATTACTAAATTAAAATGAAAAGCCCCTAAAATTAATTAGGGGCCTTTCCAGCTAGTTAAATCCTATAATTAGGAAGCAACCTTAACGTTCTTCACAACCACCCAGGCATTTGCCTGCTCGATTTGAACGCCAACACGAGTATACATTGTGTACTCGATTGAGTCCTTACGAGGCTCGAAGAAGCGGTAAACAGTTACATCACGCTTGATACCAATAACTACGTTATTTGGGAATGTCAAGTGGACGTCACCGTGTGATCCTGATGGAGCTGAATATGTTCCAGTCTGTGTCTCATTAAGAAGTGGTACTTCAACAATCGGAATACCGAATGCGAATGGTGCCACATATCCTGCTGGTCCACCTAGAGCTGGTGTTGCTCCACGGATTAAGCTTGATGCGATATCCTGTGGAATTGTCTGATTTGTTCCAATGCTGTTAGCATATAGGAAATCTTGAATCAGGTTTGATCCTGCTAGGAAGCGAAGATCTGCACGACGTTGCTTGTACTTACGTGGCATTGCTTTGAGTGCTTTGTTAAACAACTCACGGCTTACGCCTGAGCCACCAGCTTCTACTACGTGTGCTGAAGTCTTTGCTAGCTTTACAACGCCATTAAATGACTTGTATAGTGCATCGCCTGTTAGGGATGTATCGCCATTTAGAATTACATCTTCAATGTCGTTACCTGCCTGTGTTGCCATCAAACGTGCAATATGATCTTCAAGATCTGCACCTTCGATATTATCTTCTAGAGACTCTGTTGAAAGCTCCCAGTCCATGCGGAGTTTCTTTGTTGTCAAAGAGATTTTTGAGAAAGTTACTGCGCTGTTTGAAGCGTCGTTGTCACCTTCGGTTGCAAGCTTCATTAGCTTCTCACCAACGGCCATACGATCAATCTCAGATGTGTCTGACTTCATACGAACTGTACGGGCGACCTTACCGATAACGGTAGCGTCGAACATGTAGTCCAGGAAGCGAGCTGATTGTTCTGCGTTTAGGAGACCTGCGTTGCCAGATGATCCAGCTGTGTGGATGCTTGTGTTGGCTGCGCCTGTAACTCCTGCAAAGGTACCTGTTGCAGTTGTACCTGCAGCGATAGCCTTTTCTAAGTTTTCATTACTCATTTTATATTTTCACCTACCTTTTTTTAGTTAAAAATTTCGTTCACGGAACCAAGGAAAGAACCGTTCCACTTTGATTTTTTGATCATTACTTCCTGAGACCCGCCAAGGTCCGAGGACTTCTTAATTGCAGTCTCTGATTCTACTGCATCGACACGCTTTTGTACACCATCAATTGTGTTCTTGATGCTTTCAACTGCTGTTGAAAGTGCTGTGTGTTGTTCTGCCAACTCTGAAATTCGGCTATCTACGCTCTTGCTGAACGTTTCAACTGTATCTTTAATTGTTGAAACCTGTACTGCATTTGCTTCTGAAGCCTTATTCAATGTCTCTGAGAAAAATCCCTTAAGGTCGCCAAGCATTTTAGCAAAATCAGGTTCATCAACCATAACTTCTGATACATCGGCTGCTTTTTCTAGAGTTTCGGCAGGAGCGTCTTCTACTGGTGCTTCTACAACTGCTGGTGCTTCTTCAGCAACAACTGGTGCGTCTGCTACTACAGTCTCTTCGACTGCTGTGTTTTCTGTGTTTTTCACACTTCCATTACCTCCTTCTATGTCTGCCTGTTTTGCAATTTGTGTTTCAGGCGTGGACAATCTTGATTTTTTATGTAAATCAAGAATCTTGTTTATTTCTTTTGCTTTGTTAACATCGTTTGACTCTACCCATCCAATTAGTGTTGCAGGCTTTCCTGTAACTGGGGAATCATATGATGATTCTGTTGAAATAAATACTGAGTCTGAGTCTGCACAATAAAAAATGTTTTCTGCTTTTACTTCAGTTGCTATTCCTTTAAATATTAGTTCGCCGTTCATCTTAGATATAGACAAGATGTTGCATAGCTCGTTTGCTGGAGAGTCGACAATTGAAAGTTCCATCAATGAATAATCTTTGATAAATCTTGTAGTCTTACCAGTTGCTTTATTAACTTCGTTGTCTGATTCAATAATCTTTCCGCCAATTGAAAATCCTGTTAGAGTTCCGTCTAGAACTTTTTCCCAAGTATCCTGAGCGCCCTTAGAAACATATGCGTCAACATATACTCCGTTATAAAATTCTTGTGCCTTTGCATCGTAGTATGTTTCTGGTTTAAAAGAAATCATTTTGCCTACTGCATTTGATCCATGCATCTCACGAATGTTTCCACGGAAATTTTCAAAAGCTTTTACGCTTGCTTCCATAGTAACGACATCACCAGTTTGATCAACGTTGTCTAGTGTTGCAAAACCTGAGACTGTACGCTTTTCACGGTTGACTTTAGTAAAGGGGACCGATAAAACTATCTGATCGCCAGTTGAAGACCATAGGGATTTTTCAATGTTCATA